GTGCCCAGAGTTACGGTACCCAGAGTTATAGTCGCCAGAGTTATAGTTCCCAGAGTTACAGTCGCCAGAGTTATAGTCCCCAGAGTTACGGTCCCCAGAGTTACCTTTTTCGTCTGCCATACATTTATAAAAAATACTAACTTTCTCTGCACCTAGCCGATGCAGAGGCGAGCTGTTATTTTTTTGTTGACTTCACTAATTTCTTGGCCTTGGAAGTTTTGAGCTTCTTGAGCTTTTGATTTTTGGTGAGTCCTTTTGATTTGGCTTTCATAGTTTGTTCCCCTCCTTTCGCGAATAAATTGTCGACAAGTCGCTGTAATTCTTCTTGTGTTAGTATTTCTAAGATATGGGTCGGGATATAGATGACGCTTTTCATTTTTCTAAAATACTTTTAACAGCTTCCCACAAAACATCACATAATTCAGAAGACTCTATGTCGCATCCACTCCCTTGTACGGATATTTCGTTGTTATTTGTAAAGATCGATGGGCCATATTTATCTCCGTCTAGTTCAGAAAAGGAGTCTATATTAACTCCTTCTTCCTTTTCATCTAAAAACTCAATCATTTGACCAATATTTAGCAATAAGTGAACAGTTTCCCACTTATTGTCACTTTTCCTCCACACTTCCATGGTTGTTTTGTCAAACTCTTCTAAGCCTTTATATTCAGCAAGTTTTCTCATTGCAACATCGTCTAACTCGTTCAGTTGCTCTAGCGTTATGTGTTGTTTCATTTTGTCGAATCATTGATAATGGTTGCGAATTGCTGGATTTGTTTTGCTCTAGCCAGCTCATATTCCCGTACAAAATATAAACAAGTAATCAGAAGCGAATAGACCGTCATCACGACACAGATCAGAATGAGATAGACAAAGTGGGTAACAAAATGATCGGTTACTTTATATGTTTTCATAGGTTTTAACTTTTAATAATGGCTTACCCCATAAATCACGAGCGCATTTAACCGAGCAGCAAATGGATCGTCTAAATCGCCAATAGTCCCGTACGCATTTCGGGCCATACTTTTTGCCACAATACCCACATGTTCTCCGATCAGCCATCCGCTCCTTCTCAACTTCCGGTGTGATCTTTCTAAACTTATTCATAAAAATGTCTCAACAACTTGTTTTGCGTGATCGTATCCATAACACAGAAATACTGCTTGTCCTGCCTCAGCCAGGGCCTTGAGCCAACTATCCTGTTCAGGACTAATGACACTCCCTTTCATCCGCTTCATTTCGATAAATAGGACCCGTCCATTCACGATCAGTACCAGATCTGGAAACCCTGCTCGTACTCCCATATATTTGTTTTTGCGTTTCTGATTCCACGACTTCGTATACGTACTATTTGGTATGTGGGTGTACTTGATGTCCTTCCCACATCCGATCATCAGATCCATCCACTCCACAAGTAGTCTTTGATCTTGTTCCTCAGTGAGTATGGTGTTCATAAATATTGTTGAGATCCAATCCATTTCTTGTAATTGATCAATCTGCATTTTTTGCAGAACCGTTGCTTATCCCATTTATGCTGGTGTTGGTAAGTGCGTGGGATAATGACTTGACACCCTTTACATATTTTGAACTCTGTTGAGTGATCTGTTTTGGGCTTGGACATAAGTATTAGTACCATCCGTTAAATAAATGAAAATTAAGAGCTTGCTCTGGTGACCCATAGCGTCTGTTTATGTAACTATTCATCCAGTTGAGCTGACAATCAACATCCCCCAGGTCACATCCCATCTTTTCGCAGGGCAATGCTTGGGCTAGACCGCATGCACCGCTCGATGAATTGACTGAGTAAGGGTTAAATCCTGATTCTTTTGCAACGATTTCTAAGAATGCCTCTGGTTGGTTTGACATGGCATAAATTTTTGTAGAAATTTGCTCATAAAATGCCTTGCCCTGATGTTTTTGGTATGTTTTGTTTATGGGGGTACTCTTGACTATCTCTGATTTATTTACGACCTGTTTTTCTGCCGTTTTTGCATGTTTGGCACTTTTCACTGTTTTCACCTCTTTTGCATAGACCGTCCTGACGGTCTGTTTAACCACTATCGTCTTAGCTTCCGCCTGAAAAGGTAATAGACAGAGCGCCACCGCAACAAGAAGTCCAAATAGACCCCCTGACTGAACACTTTGCGACGGCGCCCTAGCCATCACCTGACGGACTGCTTCTGATGCTCGATGTGAGGCTGCTTGGTCGATGCTCTTGGACGTAGCCCATACGCTCACGGTCCGATTCGTGATTGGATCGGTTTTGGAGCCTGCTTGCTTGATCGAATCGAATGACATGAGCGGGCCTCTACAGCGCGGTATCAGGTGGTATGGGATACCAGTAGATGCACCCAGTTCACGGTCAGTCTGAGGTCCAAGCAGCTCAAGGGCGTGGTAGACCTTCTCGGACTGGCTGAGTCCTGCCTTGAAGCTCAACTGCTCGAAGCTGGTGATTGAGTTTTGGTGGATCATTTTTGTTCAGCGAAATGCTTGTCCCAGAGGTCTAACTCGGCCTGGTTGGTAATGGTTTTAGTAATCGTGTTCGGGCCTGATCCCTCCGTGATTCTGAATTGCTCTGCTGGTCTCTCTGGTATGTTTTTAGCGCCTAACATCGGGTCAATCGACTTTATGGAGTTGACCATGATCGTGTACTTGTCGACCTGGATAAAGCGTGAATTGCCAAGCAATGCTTTGATAATGGCGTCTCGTTGCTCCAAAGTAAGCACAATGTCGGGCTCTCCGATACGCTTCAGGAGATATTTTTCCTGCCACTCAGGCGGCAGAGATGATGGTAAGTTTGCCATAGGTATTTGGGGCAACTGATAACGATTTGCGGCTATCTGACTTGACGAAGTTGATCAGGGCGAGTCGGTAATCCTTGTATTTTTTGCCATGAGCACCGCAGTAATTCACGAGGTTGTCGAGGCAATCCCGTACGAAGTCAGTTGAAACGTGGTATTTCTCAGAAATCTCAGAGATTGCATTTTCGTCAATACTTTCGATTGTTGAAAATCTCATGAGGGGGGACCTTACAGGGGGAGTGTCTTTTGTAAGTTGTCTTTTGTCTATTGTGGGTGTCAGCGCTGACACTAGTTCTGGTGTCAGCCTTGACACTAGGGTAGTGTCAGCCTTGACACTAGTTGAGGGGGTAGTGTCAGCCTTGACACTAGTTCGATGAGGATAGATGATCCCATCAATCCAATCCATGTAGTATTTGTTGATTTTCCAACCGTTGATGTAACTAGTGTCAGCCTTGACACTAGTTATGACCTTTTTCTCAACAAGTTTTTTGATTGCTCGGATTACATTTCGCCTCTCAATTTTGGTGATTTCGGCAATTTGCGAATACGAGATTGAATCTTGGAGCTTGTTGAATCCATACGTTTTGCGCATGATGGCTGCGATAATGCGCCACTCAATGCCTGTCAGATTAAAGCGTGCGAGCGCCTCAATCAAGTCATTTGCGACCTTGACGTATCCATCCTCGATTTGTGGAGCCACGAAATTTTCGATCATTTGTTGCGGTAGTCAACAAACTATTAATTTCCTACATGGTCAGGGTGAGTCGTGTGCAATTCCTGCAATAACCGCACCCTGGTCATCTAGCGCCTAGCTCCTCTCCCACCCCTTGTGAGGGTAGGCTCGTCGTCCCCGTGACGTCACCGCCTAAGCGGTGGGACAGAAGCTAGGCCCGATTTGTTAAAATCCTCTCTGCAAATCTAAATACGAATCTTCATCCAACTCCGGCATAATCAACTCTCTTTTCATCGCGACTGTTGTAGACCCATAGTTATTAGCTAGATGGCTCACATGAGCGACCTGGTATGGTCTCATCCATCCCTGGATCTGAGCCCACTTCTCACCTGTCGGGTCACAGTGCATACAAGTAGCTGTCACTCCATCACAATCACAGCCTTTGAGTGTGTTCATTTCCTTACCTCCATTTTCATGAGTCTGTCAATGAGCACAGACGCTTGTTTTTTGGTCAAATCCTTTCGACTCATTACGTCAAACTCCTCGTATACGTTTTCCTCTGGCACTCCTTTTTCTGACATAAGCATCGCAAGATATGTTAGTTGCTTATCGCTTATTAAAGGCTCATTCTGGGTAATCACGGCCTTGTTAACAAAAGCAGGTACGCTTTCGGGCTTGTTTGTTGCATATTCCACCTCGTCCGCACTCGCGATACCATCGTCTATAGCAAAGCCTGCGAATCCAAGGCAGCGTCCTATTGCACTGGTCTCCGCTATTTCGATTGGAGACACCTTCTCTAGTGGCTTGGCTGGGTTGGACGCACTGTAACCAGTGAATGTACCCTTGCTCGTCACCACCGTAGCCTTAACGATCGCTACAGGCTCTGACTGCACTAGCTCTGTAGTAATAGAAAGCTTTTCCTCTGATGCATGTGCCATCTTGACTCGTTCTGACACTGGGACGTATTCGCGTCCGTGAATGTTAATGGTGTTCATTTTGATAGATAACTGTTAATCTGCTTCTGCATGAGCTTGACGATCTGTAGACGCTCGCTTATCTTTCGATACATGACTCGATCTTCCTCACTCAGACACTCACTCCCACTCCATGCGTACGTAAAGAGTCGATCACTCAATTGGCGTGCTTCAGCATCGATGACTATCTTTTTGAGATACAGATCGTTTGAGCTGTTGCGTACTTCGTTCTGTTGTGCTAACATACTTTTAGATAAATTTTGTAACTGACCTACGTTTGACGCGTAGGTTATTTTTTAACTTCCATCTGACTTTCGATCTTCAATTCTGCAACTACGTCTGGGTGTGCGATCACAATTGCAATTGCTTTCGTGTTTTTAATACACCAGATTAGTCCGATAGCTGCTAAGGTTGCGATTGATCCGATCAATGCACATTTAATGCTTTGAAAGAGTCGCGCAATCTTTTGCTTGGTTGTCTCTCTGTAGAGAGTGTTAGTGGGTGCGGTAGTCACCATTAGTTATGTGACACCCCCTTTTCTTCGGTAAGGTAATTGTTGTAGTCTTGAATCCAGTTGTAGATGGTCTGATAAGAGACACCTAAGATCTCTGCCATGTCACGGACATTAGCGAGTGGATGCTTTTTGGATAGAGCAAGAAGAAGTTTCCCTACTATTTCGCCTCGCTTTGCGCCAATTGCGCGCTCAAGTGCGACGATATGTTGTTTTGTGTCAATGCTGGTGGTATAATCGGCCATATTGGATCGTCCTATCAAGACGAACCACAAAAAAAGCTCGCATTTCTGCGAGCAAAGCCGGTTTTGTGATCCCAACGGGAGTCGAACCGGAGTTTTGCTGCGAGATGCAGTTTTCTGAGTGGGTCTTGTAAGGTACTGTGAGAATAGTACATTGATTTTTATGTGATGTCAAGGGGCATTTGTGAAGGTGTTGACATGTAGGGGTTTGGCCCGTACTATCAACCCTTTGATTACTCAATGTGCCCTTAAACACGCAGTAGAAGCGATCCAAAAGATAGCTATGGGGCTGCCCATTGTGTGGGACCAGTTTCGCTCCTATCTAACCTACCGCGCAGGTAGAACACCTGCGAGAGAAAGAGTTTACGAGAGAATCTTCAATACGATTCTCAGGCATTTTAGGGACAAAATCTTCGATTTGCGTGGTGTCTATGTATTTTTGGATGACTGTAGGGAGCATGGCAACAAGCCATCCACCATCAATAACTACATAAAGTTTATTAAACATATTGGTAGATGTGCAAAACTTGATTTTGTTGAAGATCTACGATACCTTGTAGAACAAGAAGTATCGCGTGAATGGATCACGCCGGACGAGCAAAGACTCCTAATTACGACCACTCCACTACGTTCACAGGTGAGGGATAATATAAATGAACGATACACCATAGCCATTATTACCTTGCTTGCCACAGGTCTGAGACGTGAAGAACTTTGTAGTCTTAAATGGTCTGATCTACGAAATGGGTCGCTTATTATCCGCACGACAAAAAATAGTGCAGCTAAGACTTCTCCTTTATTCCCTACTCTCGAAAAGAAGATACTGTCACTAAACAGGGGCCAAACGTATATATTTGGCTCACATGGGGAGTGCAAGATGTTTGGACACAAGCTCAATCAGGAGATACGAGAGCGGTGCAGGCTCGCTAAGATCGATAAAGACATATCCGCTCATTGTTTACGGTATACCGCAGCCAAAGAAGCAGCTAAACGCGGATCAAATCTCGCCTTTATACAGAAGTTTTTAGGGCACAAATCAGCAAATACCACATCTAAATACATACAGGCAGATGAGGATGATGTACGATCAGTGGCGGGACGACTCAGCGTGATTGCAGACGCACATGATATGGACTACGCACGAGAGAGAATCAAAGCGCTACAAGATGAGTTGATGCTATCAGGATTTCATATACAAGTGCAGAATACAGGAGATACCATATCTTTCGCTGTCAAACGATAGCCATTGCATTCTAGGAGTATCTCGATTATAAACTACTCACTAGACGTCCCCCACGTCACTACAAGCGGTCATGATATATGACCAGCTCAGTTACCTTCTTTGCGGATAAGAAACACTTTCGAACTAGAGCGTCAGATAACGCTAATCTTCTTACATTTGAAACAGGAGAGTATCAAAAAGAGCAAGTGCTCGAAGTGGTCAAGCTCCCGGATGATTGTATGTATAAAGTTACCGTTGAGGTATCAGACGGAAAGGAGAGCGAATGATTATCCTCTATCCATACAAAATACCCTGTTCATTTTGCGGACAGGATGCGGTCTATTGTGGAGTAATAAAACTTTGCTCAACATGCTTTAGAAAGATAGTCAGAAGGAGGAGAAAATGAACGATCTTGTTGCTCCAAATCCGCAACCACTCGCGACAGAAAAGATCGATTGGTCAAAAGATCAGGTAGCCCGAATGTGGATTGAAGCATCACTACGCCTCAGAACGGTAGAGCGACCAGAAATTATGCGGGAGGTTGCTGACGCGATGGGTAAGAAGCCAGCAGCGATCAAAGCATGGTTTTATAGACATCTTGCACCAAATAACTTTGAGCAGTATTGGATGGATCGATACCAGGCCCATTACAGAATGAGATTGGGTCCAAAGACATACGCTCGTATGAATGATCTGGTCGATAAAGAAAGGGACCTAGACAAACTGGTGAATGTACTTGACCACATCGAAGGCAAACAAGAAGGACCAACGGTACAGATCAATCAGTTTATAAAAACAGAGAAGGAGCAATATGGCATTTGATCCAAAGACTGTCATAAGATCATGCGGAAATTGCCATAATCCTATCCCACGCAATGGAGCATGTTGGGCCCATTACAAGCGCAGAGTGTATTGTTCAACAAAATGTCAAAAGCATAATCTAAAAAAAAATACTTGGTCATATTTTGGACGAAAAGGGTATGAGGATGTTGGACCATATTCAATCACATGATTTATTCAAAATACCAGCGCTTTATTGAGGAGCGTCTATCAATCATCAACAAGTCAGGACAGGATGTGGCTTTTATGTTAAATGAACCACAGAAAGCATTTATCACTAGAGCAACAGGCAAAGACATAATCCTGAAAGCTCGACAGCAGGGATTCTCATCACTTGTCGGAGCAATATTTCTTGCTGACTTTCTACTTGACGAAAACTCAGTATCGATTGTGTTGGCTGACAATAGCGATAACGCGACAGGGCTTCTTGAAAAGGTAAAGTACTATCTTAAGTCATACGAAGAGAAAACGAAGATCAAAATACCACTCAAGTACAACTCTAAGTATGAACTGGTGAATGAGGCAATCAATACGCGCTATCAGATCGGTACTGCTGAAAATACAGAGTTTGGTAGATCTAAAACGATCAAGAACCTGCACATGTCAGAGGCAGCTTTCTATCCCCATCTACGCAAGATGATGGCATCAGCTTTGCAGGCAGTCAGACCAGATGGACGAGTAGTTATTGAAACTACAGCAAATGGGTTTAATGATTTCAAAGAGTTTTGGGATGAGAGCGAGCGAGGATCAACGGGCTTTTCTCCCCTCTTTTTCAAAGCTACTGAGTTTTATGATAAATCATTTCTTGAGCAGAAACAAAAAGAACTTGGGCGACTGTTTGTACAGGAATACCCAGAATCACCCGCAGAAGCATTTTTGACGAGTGGAGATAGTTATTTTAATCTTGAATCACTTGCGTGGTATATGGGGAATGCAAATGATCCTATTCAAAACTATGTATAGAACATATAGACCACTCGACAATGGAGAGTTTATTGTATGCGCCGTTGATACTGCTGCTGGTATGGGTGACTACACTGCTGCACAGTTTATTTCCAAAAATAGAATAGATGTCCCGCTTGTGTATCATAGTAAAACCACAACATCAGACTACATCCCAGTGCTTTCTGACACGCTCAATAAGATATATGATATGACGCAAGTCAAACCAGTTGTGGCAATTGAGCGAGGCAATGGTGGATCATTTCTCATAGATCGACTATCTGCAATAAACTATGCCCAGAAATACAAGCTATTTGCCATGCCGAAGTATGGAGCTATAGACAATGGATTACCAACTGTCTACGGATGGGATACTTCATCAGCAACCAGACCAAAGATGTTGCAAGACCTCAAAGACATCATAGATAAGCGTGCACTCAAGATATATGACAAGCAAACTATTCAGGAGCTGTATTCTTTTGTTTTGGTCCAGTCATCAACGATATGGAAAGCCCAAGCAGAACGAGGAAGTCACGATGATCTGGTCATGTCACTCGCCATCGCCTATCAAATGTTTTTGAGTGAGAAGGAACCGCCAAAGAGTCGATATGGTGAGGCTCGATACAAAAAGTATGACTCAAAAAAGTGGGGGATCTCATAGGATCTTGCAAACCTAGATTGACTGTCTCTAGGTTTTCTCCATGTCATACGTACCAAATCCGGATAACTTCATAGGACCTGCTCAACGTCAACCCGTCACACCTCCAGCAGGATTTATCGGACCTGTCCTGCCAGCTACACAGAAAACATACGTATCAAATGCAACATCAGGAGCAAGACAACCAGCCACTCCAAGCTCAAGTCCTGGTGCTAATCTAGGTGCACAAACTCAGCAATCATATAGTCCACAACCACAACAACAGCAATCACAAAACTCTGGTGGAACTATCTCACGAGACTATGCGCTTCATATGGGATGGGATGTAAATAATCTCCCAGGTGGATACCAAATTGAACAACCTCCCCAGCCCAGTGTCGAAGAACTCGCAAATCAAGAATATAACAATACAATGAACTATCTGAATGGCGTTGAGGGATGGATGCGAACACAATACAACGATGCAAACACAGCTACTCAGAATGCAGCCAATACAAATACAGAGTCAGTGAAAAAGAGCGCAGATCTATATAAGCAAGAGCAACAAGTAAACAAAGACAAGGCATATAAACAAAAAGAAGATGCTTTGTCTGCTGCACGCAGACTCTACGATGAAATGCAGATGGCAACTCGTCAACGCTTTGGTGGTGCTACATCAGCAGGTGAAGCTGCATCAGAGCTACTTGGTGCAGAACAGATGAGACAACAGGGCCAAGCACAAAATCAGTATGGAGAATACGTCCAACAGTCTGATATGGCTGCTGCTAAAGTACAACAGGGTATCACTGATGCGCTTGCCTCTATCGCTCAGAATGCAGAAACAGCTCGTAAAACAGCCCTAAGTGAGTTCACCGCTAAGATGCTTGAAATCGCACAAAAGAAAGGTGAAGCAGAAACACTTAAAAATCAAAGAAAGCTCGAAGCACTGTATCAACTTCGTAACCAGCAATTCCAGATCAACATGCAGGAAAAGCAATTCCAACAGCAGATTGAGACAGAACGAATGAAAAACGAAGCAAACGTAAATACGCAACGATCAAACGAAATGGGAGCATTCGCAGTACTTGGCAGCAAGATGCAGCTCAAGCCACAAACACAATACAAGATTGGTCAAACCACATTCACAACCACCTCAGCTCCACTCTGGGTCGGACAGATCCAAAAGTTTGTTGTAGGCGATGACGAACAAGGACGGACAGTCTATTGGGACCCAGCCCTACAAAACTTTGATTTCGGATACTCAAAGTATGATGCAGGTGGCAACCCTGTCACTCCTCCACAACAATAAGATTGAAAACCTAGACATCTTGAGACTAGGTTAATACTCATGGATCTTATCTCTAAAAGTATCTCCAACATCCTCAAGACCGCACAGACTCGTTTATCTTCAAATCTAAGCTGGGCGGGACAGCAAGCACAACAAAATATAGTCAAGCCTGTACAGCAGGCTGCAACATCAGTTGGGAATACAATTGGTCAAGGTATCAATCAATACGATCAGACACTCACTAGATTGTCACAAAACCCTAATCCACTCGTTAATTTCATGCCGAAGGCAATCACTTCTGCTGCTAATGCGAATATAAAATATAACCAGGCTGTACAAAGTAAACCTGTCACACTATCAAGACAAGGAGTATCTAATTACGTAGATCAACAGAAGCTCAAACTCGTTGCATTGGCTAAGACCGCATCTCCCGTCCTAGATGTGGCACTTGCACCATCGGTAGGAGCCGCTACATATATCGGATCTGGTGCAATAGGAGGACTATTCGGGGCAGGCAGCCAGATATATGACAACGTAACAAATAAACGAAATCCGCTAGCTAACGTAGCTCAGTCGGCAGGATATGGAGTTCAGCAGGGACTGGTACAAGCTCCAAAGATTTCTGCTATCAGCGAAATATCAAACCCAATGATTGCACAGACGGCAGGAAAAGTACTGTCAAAGTTTCCACAGCTAGGAACAGTAGGACAAAATATAGTTAACAGAGTTGTACAGGGGTCGCTTTCTGTCCCACAAGGCATGGCGATGGCAAAAGCAACTGGTCAAGACTATAAACTCATAAACGCGGCCCTAGACTTTGCGATGGGATCTGGACTTGCAAAAAAAGTTGGCAAAACTGCAGTAGAGGGGCCATATAGCAATGGTGAATCCGGTATGGTCGGAAACCCTCGCTATATCCATCCAGATGACTACAAGCTCTATGACCAGGCCAATACGATCATTCATGAAAAAGGCAAGTTCAGTCCTGCTGAGATAGCAAAAGCAGCAGATGATCTAAGACTGATTGGAGAAAAGTACCTTCCTGTCGCAGATCAACCGGCAAGCGGGAATCCAGTACTAATCGCAAATAGACTGACCAAGAGAATGGCAGATGGCGCATTGCCGACTAGTGGAGATGTGGGAGCGGTAAAACTAGATGAAAATATAGGAGGAAAGGCTAAGACTAATAATACTTATAAGGTTGCGCGATATGGAGGAAAAATAGATACAGTAAAGGGAGAGCCAATTAAAATAGCTGATGGCATAGAAACCTTTTTACACAAAGATATTAATGATAACTGGGTGGTCTCAGAAGCTACAACTGGCCGCTCCTTAACAGAAGGAGGTTTCAAAAATGAAAATCAGGCCATTAAAGCAGCAAAAACTGCTATAGACGACGTGGGCATTGAGGTAACAAAGGCACGAATAGCGCAGTTGGTTGAACAGAGAAAAATAGTGAAGCTAGAAATAAAGAACGCTAATGATGTTGGTGCGGGATTGACCCCAGAACAAGCAAAGCAGCAGTTCAGAGATAAGTGGAACAGTGCTTACGGGAAAGAACCACAAACAATCAATGAGCCTATCGGTATTCAAGGTAAGAGTCAAATGGGAGCGGCTGACCAAACAATAACCAACACAGAAGGATCCCCGATAAAAACACCCATAAAATCAAAAGGACAGTCACCAACCATTTACGACCAGAATACAGCGACAGGGGAGAAATCATCACCAGGATCATTGTCCCAATCTTCAGGAGGTTTGCCGCAGACTTCGGAGAAAATATCGCCACAAATACAGACAGAGCAAAAAGGTATCCGAAAGCCTCCAGGCAGTGTCTTAGATGTATCTTCACAGCCATATTTTAACACAAATAGGCTTAACGTAGATGAAAAGAGCAGGGAAATGGTTGCCCAGGCAGTGAATGACTTAAAACCAGCAATAGAAACAAGGGTAGGAAAGAAGTTGACCAACAAAGAAGTTGTTGAGGTTGCAAATAGATCTGCCAGGGTATTGAACAATGTTGTTGATCGACAGCAGACTCTTGATTGGGAGGCCGCATTACTTAAGACTAGGCAAAAGCTAGCTGCCATGTCCCAAAGCGGAACGGTTGACCAAGAGTACCTAGACACATTGATGGCACTTAAATCCAGCTCAAGTGACATAGCGAGAAAGCTACAATCATTTTCAATCGGTGCAGATCCAAAGATGGTAACGGCAAAAGAAGCTATTCTGGAATCTGTGCTTAAAACTGAGAAAGACACTGCGAAAGTGCTTGAGGCAGCCAACGGCGTAAACTTCCAGGATTTTAAACAAGCAACGGAGTTTTATCGAAAATTTGTAAAACCAACCGCATCAGATTGGCTCACTACCCTTAGGTATAATTCGATGCTTTCAAGTCCGAACACACATATCAACAACGCTGTTTCCAACTTCCAAGGCACTGGAATAATAACACCCGTCGAAAAAACACTCACTGGTATTGTGGACAAAATTGTTTCTGGGGTAACAGGAAAACCAAGGCAGTACTTGACTGGAGAAGGAGCAGCATACGCAAAGGGTTATTATTCAAATGTAAAAAACGCAGCTAAGTCATTTGTAGATGTAATGTCTGGAAACAAGATGATTGAAAACGCTGATATTCGAGAAATACCAATGGCTACAAAAGGATTACCTGCGGCTGTGGAAAAGGGCCTTGCGTTACCCATGAAGTTACTTGAGGCAAGCGATCAGTTCTTTACAGCTCTTACAGAGGGCGGATCAAAAGCTGCACAGGAATACAAATCTTCTCGTGGAATAAAAGTGAACGATCCTGTTGCTGCAGCCCAAAATGAAGCTGCCAAAAGACTGTTTCGGTCAGAGCTTGGTGACAACTCGGGCAGCGTGTTGCTTGACTCAGTTGATGTGCTTGCGAACACTGTTCAAAGACTAAAAAACAGTAACAATCCAATTGTATCTAATATTGCAAAGTTTACCTTACCGTTTGTTCGCACCCCAACAAATATATTGAAGCAGGGTATAGAATACTCGCCACTTGGTGTGGGGACATTGCCTGGTTCATCAAAAAAAATAGAGCAGCTTTCTAAGACTATTTTGGGCTCGTCTGTAGCAGCGGCAACAGCGCTACTTGTATCAACTGACAGACTTACATGGGCTGAGCCGACAAGTGAAAAGCAAAAGCAGATGTTTAGAGCAGCAGGGATGCAGCCCTACTCAGTAAAGATAGGCGACACTTGGGTTTCGTATTCAAAACTTCACCCAGCAGTTTCTTTTAATATGGCATTAGTGGCAGCCGTCAAAAACTCGTTGGACAATAAAAAGATAAATGACAGTGAAGCCAACACGGTACTAAATGGACTAGCTAAGTGGCTCAACTTCTATGTCGATCAGTCATACATGAAGAATGTCGGAGACTTTGTTGCTGGTGTAAAGGGAGATGTTGAAGGAATGGCAAAGATACCTGCTAATTATGTACAACAAACGATCCCTTATCGCGCATTGCTTGGTTGGATAACCAGACTAACTGACCCATACCAAAGAAAGGTCGACCCAGACGGATCAATACTAGACAAGCAACTACAGCAAATAGCAACACAAATCCCCTTGCTTTCGCAATCTGTCCCAGCCCGTCTTGACCAGAACGGCAATCCAATAGAAAATCAAAGCAGGTTTCTCAATGCCATTTCACCTGCCAGAATATCAACAGAAAAACAACCTCAGAAACTGGAATATGTTGACTATATGGATCAGTTAAAAGTCAAAAGAAATGAACAGGATGTCCGTGATTCAGTGAAAAAAACAGGAGCTGGGCAGAAGATTAGTGATGTGTATATCATTCCCCAGGAAGATGGATCAACAAAAAGAATCGACCTGGGCTCAGCTATAGTCAAGCCAGCCTTCTCAGGGAATATAGACCTAGACAAAATTGCTATGGCAAAATACAAATCACAACTCACCAAAAGAGCCAATGACATACAGGATCTATATGCCAACAAACTCATCACGCTTGATGAGGCTATGAAACAAATCGCGGCCGTTAAAACAGAAGCTGAACATATAAAAACCGCAACTGCAAAGCAAAAGAAGATCAAGATGAAAAGTATAAAAGTCAAAAAAGTAAAGATGACCAAGCTCAAAATGTCTAAGTTCAAGACTAAAAAGATAAAATCACCCAAGATTAAAACGATGAAGGCTCCGAAGTGGAAACAAATCAAGGCAAAGATCTAGCGTCCTAGCATCTCGCCAAATATGTGCACGCAGTAGTTGTTTTTACACTTCAAGCACGCATCCTGTGCCTCACTCTCAAGATTTTTTAAATGCAGAGGCGAAGCAAGCCATTTGTCAAGCATCTCCTGTTCTGATGGATAGTCTTTAGATAGATTTTCCATAAGTATGTCGTATCCGTAGTATTTCTTTTCGTTTGAGTAGTCTACAAAGCCATCATGCGAGAAATGTATCTGCACCATATCTAATCTGTGATTTGCAAACTCACAGAGATTGGGCGAGCTACGAAACTCTTTCAGTTTATTGTCTCTTCTCCACTTTTGGATCAGATCTGAGAGCACATTTTCTTTGATCTCTGGTGGTTCATAGATGTGCGATTCGCTTGGGACTGTACTTCTCAAAGCAAGAAGCAGGATCAGAGCAACAAAAAAGATAAAAAATGCAGCAGGAGCGATAGAGGGCTTTCCCATGAGCCAATAGTATACCAAACCACCTCACTATTGACATGCTCGGGCGCTGTGTCTAGGTTTCTTCTTGTGAAGCTGAAAAACATCAAGTTTAGCTGGTCAAAATGGGGACGAGTTGCGACAGGACTTGAGACTGAAAACCGACCCTTGGTCTGGCATTGTCAAACATGCGGACAACCTCAGCCACCAGGTATAGAGGCATTTTTATTCAAAATAGGTGAAGATCAATATATCCGGATCTGTCACTTGTGTCAGCACATCCGAATTTTTAGACATATTCACTCATTACATAGGTTTTTGCGACTCATCACGATCCTCCATATACGGTATGTGGAGTGATAGTTGATAACCTAGCCCGCTTGATCCTAGTTTATACACATGGCAAAGAACTCCTCAGATGAACAGGTACTCAAAGACGTATTGTCACATTATGAAATGTGGACGGACGACAACGATATACGCAGAACACGCAAGAATGGCTGGGATGATGTAACAGAAGCATATTGGGGTAGACTCCCTAAAGACTGGCCATACACCTCACGCGTGGTAGATCCTCGTATCCGCACCTCGCTCATCGAGAAAAATGCTCGACTCCTTAATGCAAAGCTCCGTGGGCGACTTGTCCCCCGTGAGGGATCTGATGTCATCAAGGCCCGCATCAACAACGCACTACTCGACTTTCAATGGGATAACGCTAACTATGGCGGATCAATGCTCGACAAGTGGGGCAAAATGGATATGGATACCAGGCTCTATGCGTCAAAGTTTGGACTCGTCAAATGGAGACACGAAGAAAGAGATGGAAAAGTTGTGTTTGATGGAAACGAACTCACCCCACTAGATATACGCGACTGTGGCCTTGATCCAAGCGCTGAACATATCCGAAGTGCTAAGTGGTTTCAGCATCGTGAATGGGCAAAGATTGAGGACATGGAAGAAGTGTCTGATATATCAGGCGATCTTATGTACCCAGGCCTCAACAAGCTCAAGGAGCTTATGCAAAATAACAGCGATAAGCGCGAGAATGCATACGTAGATAAAGTACTTTCACTTAAAGGTCTTTCTGATCGTGTTGGAGATGATAAAGCTCATCAGACCATAGAAGTAGTCACAGAGTACTGTGAGGACTACTGGATTACCTTCTCACCACGATACAAACACATACTCCGAAAGATAAAAAATCCTTACAAGCACGGAAAGATACCCGTTGTACAGCTTCGCTACTACCCAATACAGGGCGACCCACATGGAGAATCAGAAGTTGAGCCTGTAATCCCACTATGGAGAGCTATACAAGCCACAGTCTGTGGATACCTCGATAACATGAATATTCACATGCGCCCGCCACTCAAAGTCATTGATGGTGCAGCTCGAATAGAAACCATCGCCTTTGGCGCTGAGGCTCAATGGATCGTAGATCGTCCGGATGCAGTAACAGAGTTTCAATCAAATGGTGAGGCAATGCGATACTTCCAATCAACGTATCAGGCTCTTACCAGCGCATTCAATACTGCAATGGGTGATATTTCCCAGGGAGTGTCAGCAATTGATCCTACCAATGGCAAAAAAACAGCTACGGAAATAAAACAATCATTTAGACAGCAAAACGTACGCGATGAAAAGAATCAAGCGTCACTGTCAGAATCAATCCAAGACATGATGGGTATGTGGGTATCAAACAACCAACAATTCTTGTTTGCAGACAAAGAAAAAGTAGAGTACATAGTCAGAATTGTAGGGCCTCAGCTTTACAATGGATTCAAACAGCTTGAACTTGATGAGATGCAGCTACCTGGTGAGTCTGCTCAAGTCATCGCAGACATCATTGGTCAACACAATGGCGACCTTACCGATCAAGAGATACAGTCACTTGCAGAGTCAGGCAAGGTACCTAAGTACCCCGTATTCACTAATCCAAAAGAAAAAGACCCAGAAAAACTAATGTATAAGCCAAAGATGCGAATTGATGAGGATAATTCCTCTGCTGAAATCTCCATAACCCCAGATGATCTTGATGGAACGTTTGACTATATCCCGTCAGTTAAGAGTATGGCATCAGGTGCAGGAGAAGAACTCATTGCAGGCCGTCAGAAGGCGCTTGAAATGATTGCGTCACCTATTGCCATGCAGCAACTGTCTAAAGAAGGTGTAGAACCAGCATTCAAGGATCTATTCACTGACATACTTGAAGATATGGGTCTCCGTGACTCAGATAGGTATTTCAGACCTATTCAGCAACTACCACAAGGACCAGCTCAACAGGGTCCAATGCCTGCTCTCCCCCAAGGAGCAGATCAATCAACGCCACCAGAAATGTCTATGATGGGCGGAGACCAAATGTCTCAGCCTGATCCTAGCCAGATGATGATGGGCTAATATGACAAAAAAAGAAAAGCTACAGCTTGAGCTTGAAAAGGCTCAAGCCCTTAACCGTCTGTATAAGTCGACAGACTGTCAAAATTACCTTGTGCCTGTGCTTAATGAACTGGTAAAGGTACGTTGGCTTGATGTTGAGAAATACAAAGACAAAGATACATTCATATTCAAGTATCAGGAGATGAAGGCCAAGGCACAAGCATATGAGGAACTGCTCAGACTTCTTGAACATATGGAAGAAGCAGAAAAGACGCTTGCCAAACAAATAGTTGCTGACCCCTCAAGCTATGTCATCTAAAGAGCCACTCCCACCACTCCCCGATGAAGCATTTGATGGGGAAAAAGAAACGGTCGAAATAAAACACACAACGTGTGAACATAAAGACGTTGAGCTGAAAGACAATACACTTACCTGCAAAAAATGTCATGCAGGATGGCAAGGTCATGATGTGGCAACCCTCTACGAAATCCTCAAAAATAGATAACTTGCAAACCTACGCACCCTGCTTCTAAGTTTCTCCTAGAAGTGGTACAGCCGATGCTCTAGCTGGAAAAATAACAGAGCAATTAAAATATCCACCTTTTACGAATCTATGCCAGATTCACTCGGGCAAGAAGAAAGAGCTGAAGGAGTAACAGCTACCGCCATGCCTGCGGAAACCAAACCAACCGTTACCAGTCAGACCCCACCGGAAGTGCCGGCCAGCACAGAAGGCGAGCTCCCCGCAGACGCAAGCGAGCGGACGAGACAGGAGTTTGAGAAGCTCAAAGCTAAAAACAAAGAGCTTGCCGAACAGTTGCGACTAAAAGAGCAACAAAGTAGACCTGCATCGGTGATGGAAGAATTATTTAGTCCGCCCCCGGTCCAACAAGTCCAAGAGGCCCCGGCAACTCTGCCTGTTGAGCTAACTCAACAAGTGGAGGAGGTCAAACAGAGTCTAGTGGATAAGGAAGGCTATCTAGATACACAATTCCTTGAGCGCACATTAAAAGATTCGGATTCTCGTCAAAAGGTAGCCCTTGAAGCTGCCAAACGAGCTGAGGAACGCGCTAAAGCTGCTGAAGAAAAGATTGCTCGATTCGAGCAAACCCAAGTAACTCAAAAGCTCCATGAGTCGTTCCCCCAGGCTGATCCATACTCTGATAAGTTTGATCCTGCCTTCTACAATCACTTGAAGAAGGAATTGGTATTTCAAATGACTCAAGGTAGGACGGATCCAATCGAGGCGGCTAAGCAGGTGATGGCATATTACAAGCCACCACAAGCAGAAGCTCCTCAAAATGACGCTCTCGCCCAAAGGCAACAAGCTACCGCACAGGCAGGCGGCAAAAGAAGTCCAACGCCTAAGTTATCGGAAGATGATTTAGTAAAGGGGACTCGCCAAGGCGACTTAAGCGCTTTCAATGAGCGTCTAAGACGAGCAGGTTACTAAATTAGCATTTTTTATATTACAAATGGCATTCGGTTTACAAACTGCCGATGATGGTTCTCGACGTGAAAGCCTTCTTTCTATCTTGAAAGATGTGTCTCCAAACACCGATAACTATTTCGTCACAAACCTTGGTGTCGCATCACCAGCAAGCAACACACTCCATGAGTGGGTTACTTACAACACTGCGCGTCCTACTTCAGTGACGTTCGCGATCGAAGGCGCTGATGCTGCATACGCTGATCTTACAGCTCCTGCACGCACCAACAACATCACTGCTATCGTTTCAGAGCCTGTAAAGGTCTCCGGAACTGAGCGTGCTGTTAGCACCGCCCTGAGTGAAGATCCTTATGCATTCCAAAAGAGACAGGCGCTTATCCGCCTCAAGGCTAAGATGGAATGGGCTACCATCAACGGTACCCGTGCATCAGGTTCCTCGGGTGTCGCTCGTGGAATGGCTGGATTTGATGGAATGATCTCATCTTGTGTAACTGGTCGTGCCTCTGGTACGTCATTTACCGAGACTGAGCTCAATGACATTCTTCAAGACTCATGGGATCAGGTTGGTTCAGAATATGTGGCTGATTTGCTCGTGGCCCCTATGGTCATCAAGCGCCGCATTTCTGGATTTACCTCAAACTTGACTCGAAACATCGATGCTTCCTCAAAGAAGCTCGTCAACGAGATCCGAGTTTACGACTCACAAGTCGGACAGACTGTCATGGTAATTCCTCATAAGGATGTCCGTGCCGTTGCAGGATCACTTACAGTGTACGCACTGCGAGAAGATACCTACAAGCACTCCTTCCTTAAAGGACGTGAGCCTAACTTCCAAAGTCTTGCTGTATCAGGAGACTACGATGCTGGGCAGTATCTTACCGAGTTTACGCTCGTATCATTTGCTCAAAGAGCAAGTGCCAAGCGAACTGGGTATGCAACAACGCTATAACGCGATTGATTTGCACGAAACCCCTCCCCTTAAAAGGAGGGGATTTTTTATCCCTTGCAAATACATAGGGCTGTGTCTAGGTTCTTTACATGGCTGTTTACGAACAGGTATCTACGGAATTAGCTGCGATGACAAAGTTTCTGAATGATGTGTGGGAAAAAGTAGGAAAGCCAGACGATTGCTCTACTGAAGCCGGATGGGCTGTCATGAAAGCCTGTGTCAAAGCATGGGAATCTTTTTATCCTGAAGAGGCCGCGGACTGGATGCATGATCGCGATATAGATTTGAAAAATGAACGATCTCTGCAGGCACATGCAAAAGGATTCGGATACAACATGGCTGGGTTTCCTCCAACGTTGTACCAGATGCTGAAAATACTCCTTCCTGGTCAAGACCTTAAAGAAAGAAAGTTTCTTAAACGATTGACGCATGATTTCCCATTATTCAAGACTACTAATCTAAAGCTATGAAAATATCAGCGTGCATCATCGTCAAAGACGACACGGAATACTCAGGACTTGTCAGAGCAGTAGGATCTGTGGCTCCGTTTGTTGATGGTGTATACATAACAACAACAGGAAAGAATGACATCAAAATAAACAGATACTGTATCGATAATGGATACTACTTCTCCCACTTTGCTTGGAATGATGATTTCTCTGCTGTGCGTAACTTTAACTTTTCTCAAGCAGCTAAGGATACGGACTACATATTGTGGATCGACTCTGATGACTTTTTTGTGGGAGGACCAGCACTCAAAGAAGTAGCGGAACTTGCCAAGGAAAACAAAAAAGACGTGGTGTTCTTTACCTACTGGTATGGTTGTCAGTTTAGTGGGCCACCATCACCATCTACACTGGTTAAAGTAGACATGGAACATATGCGTGAAAGATTGATTCGGCCCGGTACGATAACCTGGAAAGGTAGACTACACGAAACACCAGTACCAGTAAACGGAGCCAAGCACACATATACTTCATATAACTATCATGAGACTGAAAGGCCAATAGCAGTTATGCATTGCTCACTTGATACGGATCTACAAGAAAAACTTAAACGGAATAGACGAATACTTGAATTGCAGCTAGAGGATGAAAAGAAAGCAGGGAAAACAGATCCGCGCACCATTCTCTATCTCATGAAAATCTACACTGAGCTGGATGATAAAGAAATACTAAATAAAGTGGTGGAAATGGGTAAGGAGTATCTTGCCAAGTCTGGGTGGGATGAAGAAAGAGGCACATGCAACGAGCACATGGCCATTGCCTACGGCAAACTAGGTAAAGATGCAGAGGCGGTAAAGTGCCTGCACAACGCAATTGCAGAGTGGCCATACCAGCCCCTTATCTACATACGCCTTGCCTATGCCTACTACAATCTCAAAAACTATCGTGCGTGCGAGTACTGGCTCAATGTAGCGTCAAACATGGATCTGGATAATAAAGGAACCAACATCACTAATTTCAAAGGAATGAAGGTGCTTTTTGCAGAGCTACTACTCAAGCTAAACTATGAAGTCAAAAAAGACACAAAGAAGGCTCTGGAAGCTGCCAAACTACTCTACAGCGAGCACCCAGACAAGCAACACGGAGAGATGGTTGATTTCCTATCAGATGCTAATGATCTGAACGAGGCATGTAAGGACACGCATAAGCTACTTATCTATCTTAATTCAATCGGTGACACAAAAGCAGTCATCAAGACGCTCGATGCACTTCCACAGGCCATATCACAGCAACCATTTGCTCAATCTATACGCAAGGAAGTTCTTCCACCCCGTAAATGGGGTGAGGATGAGATTTGCTATTTTGCAAACTTTGGAGCTAAGTTTTTCGAGAAATGGGACGAATCCGCACTTGAAACAGGTATTGGTGGATCAGAGACATCGGTCATCAGGCTTTCTCAAGAGTGGGCGAAGATGGGGTATAAGGTAACGGTGTATGGTGATCCTGTCAAGGAAGGGACACGAGATGGAGTCACCTGGCTGCCATGGTTCCACTTCAATAAAAATGACTTCTTCAACATATTTGTGCAGTGGAGGGGATGGCAACTAGCGGGTCAAGTAAAGTGCCGAAAGTTTTTCGTTGATCTGCATGACATCTATTCTCCCGTTGATCTGCACCCTGAACAGCTCAATGCAATCGACAAAATAATGGTCAAGAGTAACTATCATCGATCAATAGCTCCATCTATAGCAGACCATAAGTTTGCAATTATTTCAAACGGAATATGAGACATCATAAACTCTGCTACCTTTCCTCTCCTGATCGTGGACTTGATGTGCTTCTTGATATGTGGCCGGAAATAAAAACAATGTTTCCTGATGCAGAGCTCCACATCGCTTATGGATGGAAGGTGTTCGATATGATATTTGCAAACAATCCGGAGCGTAAAGCATGGAAAGCTGGAATCGTTGAGAAGATGCAATACCCAGGCATAGTCGACCATGGAAGGCTAGGAAAAGCTGAGCTGAAAAAACTAAGACAATCGTGTGGAATATGGTCCTATCCTACGTGGTTCAATGAGATCAACTGTATCACCGCACTTGAGTGTCAGGCTGATGGCTGCGTCCCCGTGGTCACCAACGTATTTGCGCTCAAAGAAACTGTTGGGTCAGGCATAAAGGTGGACGGTGATATATATGATGAGGAAACAAACAGAAAATACCTTGAGTCACTTTTTGACCTTATGAGCGATGAAAATAAATGGAAGCAAGAGCAGAAAAAAGGTGTTGAGTTTGCAAGAAACTATCAATGGAAGGACATTGCGGCTAAATGGATCAATGTATTCAATGAAAAAGACGAAGGCATCAAGGTGACTATTTATACCGCTACTATAAGAAAAGGCTTTTGGCGATCAATGGCAAAAAACATAAGTGAGCAAACATATAAAAACGTAGAGTGGCTGATCGTAGACGATTACAAAGATGACCGATCAGAGATCGCTGCCAAGACTGCTAAAGAGTGGAACATAGATATACGGTATATGAAAGGTAAGCCACGGAAAATCAAGCGAACGTACGGGCTTGTAAATGCTAACAACACTGCCCTGCAGAATGCTAAAGGATCGATACTGGTATTCCTACAAGATTTCGTGTATATGCCGCTTGATGGAATCGAGCAGATTGTGAAACTACACAAAGATCATCCTGACAGTCTAATCGCACTACCCGATATATATGTCGCTGCCAAAGTAAAGCCAGACATTGAGAGTGAAGACTGGTTCAATGGTGAGGACGACATATTTGGTACATTTATACGAAAAAACGTACGCATACAGAATAAAGGACTAAGGAATACAGACAATCCTTATGACTTTGAACAAAACTACGGAGCCATCCCCGTAAAAGTAGCTAAGGAGCTTGGCGGATGGTACGAGTTCTATGATGAGGGACTTGGATATGACAACACTGATATAGCCTATCGTGCGCTCGAGCTGGGCTACAAGATCATCCTTGATGAGCTCAATATAGCTACGTGTGTAGATCATTGGGCTCCCCTACAAGGCACAAGTGATCTGGGTCTTGGTCGATCACGAAAATTGAACGATCCACGGTATATTTGGATGAACGATATGGTAGAAACCGGACTACTCCCGCTTGTCCGTACGCAAGAGCTCGATGACCAGATAGAGCTTCTCTACTCTATCCCTGATGATGTGGAAGATGAGGATGTCGTGAAGTGGCTCAGATACAATGCGGTCGAGATAGTATCTCAGTGGCAAAACATTTTACCAATTAAAAAATAATATGTTTACACCCGTTCAGGATCGGATCGAGTACGGAGGAGCGATGATTGGCAATGCAGAGCGTGACGCAATATGGAATGTCATCGAATCTCAAGGAGGCAAGCGATGGACCGTAGGACCAGAAAGTATTGCACTCGAGAAAGAATTGGCAGAGGTAACAGGAGTCAAAAAAGCAGTATTGACTAACTCAGGATCATCGGCACTACTTGTCGCTATGGCTGCACTAAAACTACCTAAGGGATCAAAGGTAATTGTGCCTGCTGTAAACTTCCCCACAGCTTTCAATGCTATCGTGCAAAACTGGCTGATACCAGTTGTAGTTGATGTAGACCTCGAGTCGCTCAATCTATCCCTCAATGGGGTAAAAAAGGCCATATTTGAGCATCCTGACATCAAGGCAGTTATTGCTGTGGATATTGCAGGAAATCCGGTCGATCTAGTTACGCTCAGAGAGATAGTCGGAGATCGAAAGATAATCCTAGACAACTGTGATGGATACGGTACGACCCTGCATGGTAAGTTTATTGAAACATACGCGGATGTGTCATGCATTTCAATGCATGCAGCTCATATCATCACGATGGGTGAAGGTGGCGGTATTTTGACCAATGATGAGGAGATAGGAGCGCGGGCCATGAAGATGCGTGAGTGGGGTCGTGAGTCTGGAAGTGATAAGATATTTGAATACCCGGGATTCCCAGATGATTATCGTGAGCGGTATGTATATACCGAGATGGGCTACAACGTAAAACCACTAGAGCTACAGTGTGCAATGGGACGAGTACAACTCAGAAGGTTGCAAGAGTTCAAGGAAGCTCGCTGGATGAACTATACCATGATGAAAGATGTGTTTGTTCGATTTCCTCGGTTCCAAATGGTAAAGACTATACCTGGGGCTGATACGTGCTGGTTCTCATTCCCACTACTTATAAATAGCGTACCTCGTAAGCAGGTATTTGAGGCTTTCGAGAAGGCTAATATAGAGTGTCGGACAATATTTTCTGGAAATATCACCAAGCATCCTGCATATAAGGACGTGGAGTACATTGTCTCTGGTACGCTCGACAATGCTGATGAGGTGATGAAGAATGGAATGTTCTTATCAGTCCATCCGTCTATCACTGAGGAAATGATCAACTTTATTGGTTCGGTTGCTGAAAAGATATGAAAATACTTGTGACTGGTGCAACGGGCTTGCTAGGTTCAAACCTAGTGGCTCGTTTGTACAAAGAAGGTCACGTGGTATTAAGAATGTCAAAAACACTTGGACACGATTTGCTAAATCGTGAAAAAACTGCATTTACCATAAAATGCTTTGGTCCTGAAATTGTATTCCACCTTGCTGCGAATGCTGCTGAGTCTCGGGGTCAAGTATCCCCTATCGATATGACAGATAACAACCTGGGTATATTCCTAAACGTACTTGTCCCATCAATACGGGCTAAACAATTCATATTTACTTCATCTGTGGCGGTATACGGAGAGGCAGAAGTGCCCTACTCTGAGGACGACATACCAAAACCAAAAGACGTGTATGGAGTCAATAAACTAGCAGCAGAGCAGATACTCAAAATACTTTCAAAAGTGCACGGACTAAACTACACCATATTCCGTCCGCACAACATATATGGTCCACACCAGGACATGAGCAATCCATATAAAAATGTAGTAGCCCTGTTTATGCGCAATCTGATCGAGGATAAGGAGTGCACTATCTTTGGAGAAGGTAAAATGAAACGGGCATTCTCGTATGTAGACGATGTAGTTGATGTATTTATTGATTCGATCAATAATCCTAAATACATGGGGCAAGTGCTCAATGTTGGATCGTGCTTTGACATTGACCTTGCATATTTGCTTATGCTTATTGAGTCAGTGTCAGGCAAAAAAGCAAAGATAAAACATCTCCCTGCTCGTCCACAAGAAATATATTTGTTTCTGGCCTCACACCGTAAGCAGAGCCTTATGACAACGTACAACGAGACACCGCTTCTTGTCGGACTCAAGAAAACCTGGGACTATGTATCGCTACCTGAGATTAAACAGTTTGCAAATGAAATAAAATGAAAGTTATTTATCGCATGTGCGGGATAGCCTCTACTAATCCCTCTCCTGTGCTTCAAAACTATAAAGACTTGCTCAATGAGCTTTGCTTACGATCTTTTGTCATAGGATGCGGTGATTTGCTCCCAAGCGTTCACTTTCTTTGTGACTTTTGTCCTGACTCATATACAAAAATGATCGAGGGCATTGTGCCTATGTCGTGGCTTCAATCAATGACCATCGAATATACACGAATTGGAATAAATGAAACCGCTATGCGTGCATACGAGATTGCTCAAGATGTCAGCGATGTGGTGCTATTTCAGGAGTGTGACTACTTGTATAGACCCGGATCAGTCAAGAAACTGCTCCGTGCAACTCAAGATTTGGGCCTGGTGTCGCCCTACGATCATCTAAACTTTTATATCGATCACACTATACACAGTGAAACGGTAGGACTAAAGCTCGTAGAAGACCACCACTTTCGGACTGCTGAGCGCAATACCATGACCTTTGCTACTCGACCAGATGTATTTGCCTCTGGTAGAGACATATTTAATCGATATGGGTATCTTGATAATGACGTGTGGCATGAGTTACGTGCGCTTGGTCATCAGCTCTATACTCCTATCCCCTCTTTTGCTACTCATATGGTTAGTGGATTCATGGCTCCGTCAGTTGACTGGAAATCACTATGGCAGATGTACTTGTAAATCCAAACTTAACAAAACCGACATATAGCGTAGTACTGCTCATCTATCACCGCACCCCTGAGCTTGTTGAAATGGCCAAAGAATGTGTGGCCAGTGTGCGCGGATCAAGTAAAGACTACGAGCTGATCATCGTAGACAATGGATCAACAGAGCGATTTGAGTGGGACAAGTACTGTGACGTGTACGTAAGACTCGATAAGAATATGGGCATATCTCATGGCTGGAATACAGGCATGAAACTCGCACGCGCAAACTACATCACGATACTTGGCGATGATACGATAGTCCACGAAGGTTGGCTAGAAGCCCTAAAGCAAGCTATGGATATGCCCCAGGCAGGGCTCGCTAACATCTACGTAGAACATCTACCGCAAGGTGCGGGAATAGTCGAAAACTATAAATGGTTTTCTCATGCGTGTGTCATGTTGACTAAAAAAACAATTGCGCGAGTTGGCTACTACGATCAGGACACTTACTATCCCTGTAACTGGGAGGACTGGGACTACTCCACCAGAGTCATGAAGGCGGGTCTCAAGCTGTACGTCAACTATGGATGCTCGATCCAACATAGAGAGGGACAAACTACACACGCCAAGGATCTATCAGAGCAATTTATGGAAATGAAGCGGAGATATATACAAAAGTGGGGTCTTGATCCTACACCAGTATTTACAGGCTCACAGTCCTTTCCGTTCATTTGATAACCTAGATTGATTGTCAGTAGATTTGTTTTATGGATATAAAAGTAGTCGATAAGTCCAATACTTCCCCTGTAAAATCAGTAGCTGATGAGGTCAAGCCTCCCGCAACAATGACCGTATCTGCAATGCCAGAAATGGACCAGAAGGCTATACAACAGGCACTTGGACTTGAGAATGATGGGGATAAGACAAAATATAAACATGAAGTGGATTTGCTCTTACAGTGGGCTAAAGAAAACGCAAAGGGAAAAACACCAGACGACCTCAAATGGGCTATTCGAACGCTTGAGCTCAGAGTAGGCACGCCCCCTATTTCAGAAAATAGAGTGCGCTATTTGGCTCAATACGCTTACCTTGCATCAGAGCATAAACGGATTGAAAACGACATGAAAAAGTTTCACTCAATGGGATGACAATAATCACCGATCTATACCAGTCTCTTTTTGGAAAAAACCATATCCAGGATGGAAACGTGATTGATATGGCTGAACATGGCAGAATGGGTGGACTCTCAACGGGTCAAGCATTCAAGTTTACCTCAAAAGCACAGCAAACTCTCAGGCTGTCTACAAATGCCTCCCTCACCTTTGTGGGTAGATCATCTCCGGGCATCAACGCAACACTTCCCTATTGGCAGATCATGGCTATAACTTTGGATGAATCTACGGTGATCTACGCAAGCGGGACTGATGCATATGACAAGGTGTGGACTCTCCGCGAATCATACGTGTACTCATAGGTTGATAACCTGGATATAGGGACGCTAGGTTACTCACATGAGTAAGACCCTCTCCCAAATCTTAACCGATGTAAATGCATATATTGACCTAGAAGCAGCAGAGCCTACAGGAAGTGAACTAGTGCTCCGATCTAACTACGCAAATCAAGCAATCTTTGATGCATCTGCAATAGCACAACTACCAGAGCTCAAAGCGACATACGCAGTAGACTCAAGCACACTGGCCTCAATCTCACTTCCATCAAACTTCAATGGATTGGTAGTTGCTCCAAAACAAAGCGTTAATGGTGGATGGTATGAGTTTCCTCAAATCGAGCCAGAAGATAGGTATGGAATGAGCACAAGTGAAAAATACTGTTACATACTTGGAAATCCGCAGCTTGGATATACCGCAGTATTTAATGGCCTTGCTGCATCCGCAACGATTTCTTTTGACTATCAAATGACTCCTGCTGGATTTGCAACACTCACAAGTGTATGTGAGCTGTCTGATCCTACTTATGTAACCTCCAAAGTCGAGAGTTACATCCTCCAATCACGATCTGACGACAGATTCCCCATCATAGAGGCTGAGGCACAGCGTAAGTTAAAGAATATGGTAGGACGCTCAATGCGAAAGCCAGGCGGGGGAACAAATACCGTCAAAAAAACTGGTATCGCAAATTACGTCCTTGAATAATGCCACTCTTTAATTCACGACCACCTGCATATAAACCCAGAGCGGGAGTATCCGCTCAATGGGCCACTCTCAAAAAGGGACTCAATCTTCTATTGCGTCCTACCGAACTGTCTCGTGAAGAATATGCACAGGGTGACAATATCATGCTAATCGGGTCAGGTGTGCCTACGGGTAGATGGGGAACTGCAACATATTTCACCGCTAACGCCACCGGATCAGTGCGTGGTCTCATGACATTTGCAAATACCGCATCTTTGACAAAGGAGTTGATTGTGGCAACCGATGAGGGTTTCATTGCGAAGATGAATGGTACAAGCTCAACAAGAATAACGGGCATATCGTATCCATCTGGATCGTCAGTGCGCTCTGAGCAACTAGGTGGAAACACATACTTTGTCAATAAAAATCGTCCCTATGCAGTTTATACAGGAGGAACTACGGTATCAATATTTGCAACAATCTCAGCACCTACAGGCGGATATGCAACAAACGTATCCGGGGTGTCTGGATCATACACATATAGCTGGAGAGTAACAGCCCTTGGTCCAAATGGAGGGGAAACAACGGGATCAACTGCGGTAATACTCCCCAACCTGCCACAGAATCTATCCACCACAACTATTCGCGTGCTGTGGACTGCTCCATCTGCAGCGACACTTGCAGGCTTTCAGATATATCGAGGACAGGCTGGATCAGAGACATTTTTAGCTGCTGTTGGAGCTTCAACGTCACAATATATTGATACAGGCGGGGAAGCCTCAGCACTTCGGGTGGTGCCGTCCACAAACTCTACGGGGGGAATAAAGTCAGAAATAGTAGTGAAATATAACGATAGACTTGTGATGGTAGATGCGGACAATCGAACCAAACTGCTCATTTCAGGACGATACCCGTATCAAGGTAGATTCTCCTGGGCCGATGGTGGTGGGTACGTATTCATTGATCCTGACTCTGGTACTGATATAACAGCAGTAGGCGTGCAGCCTGGTACAAACAAAATAGTGGTATACAAAGACACTTCTCACTATGAGGTCTCAGTAAATACAGTATCAATCGGTAACTACAGCATACTTGATCCTAGTTATCAGCCCATCTCTACATCTGTTGGAGCGTGTAACCCTGATGTGATACAGGTAGTTGAGAATGACATTTTCTACTTCGGTCGAAAGGGTCTCTATGTGACGGGATATGAACCAAACTTTTTGTCTATTATCCGAACCAATGAGGTAAGTGCGCGAATGCGACCATATCTACAGAAGCTAGGAGCGTCAGATTTTGTAGGCGCAAACTCAGCATATATAGATAATAAATACCTTCTCTCTTTCCCTGATCGCAAAGAGGTAATCGTTTATGATCGCGAGCGAGGATGCTTTGCGGGGCTTTGGAAGCTACCTTTCGGTATTACAAAGATGAAGGTTTTTGTGGATAGCTCAGGCACAGAACACTGGGTAGTGGGAACGACCGAAAGCAATCAGGTGTACACGTTTGAATCATCGGTCAACTCAGATAATGGAGAGACAATCACCAAGACAATACGCCTCAATAAAGAAGCGTTTTCATCATGGACTGAACTCAAGATCATCGAATACTTCTATATTTTATTCCGAAACATCACCGGATCAGTCACGGTAAACATAATCATCGAGGATCGCAATGGAGCTTCATCTACTGCTAAGACGTTTACAATCACAGGTGCTGCTGTGTCAGGACGAACAGGGTGGGGTGCATCTTTGTGGGGAAGTGTCCTGTGGGGATCAAGCTCAGGTACCCCTGTTGCGGGTGGCGATGAGCTTACTAGATGGGGACAACTCTTCAAATCTGGGCGACTTGTACAAATAGAAATCGTTTGTGACAGTGCCAACTCTAACTTTGAGCTGCTTTCTGCTGAACTCACCGCTAAACCACAAGGCAAAGGCTCCCTGTCCTCATCACAAAGAGTCTAGTTGATAACCTGCTCCATCTGCTTCTAGGTTAGTGACGTGGAAAACAATGCATTGAATAACCTTATCAAAACTCCTGAGGCGCAACGTCTCATTTCTTTACTTGGTGAAAACGGTTTTAATCAATATCTTTTAGATCTATACAGCAAGATGAACGGTAACTTTGATGAAACAGTTAAACACATGAATGTACATGCGATGGCTGTACAAAAAATGCAAATGTCGGGCGCAAACCCTACGTACGACTTACTCAAAGCTGCGCCAACCCAGCAAGATATAACGGGCGGAACTCAAAACCCATACCCCGTAGCAGCACCACGTGTGGAAATGCCGCCTACCCCTGCTCCTCGCGTGACATATACGCCACCTCGTCAAGAGCTTGTACAGAGGCCGGGTCAGACTACGCAACCTATCGAAATAGCGCCTGCACAACAGTCACAACAGCAATATAGATTGTCTAGTCCTCCACCACAATCTCCCCTTGTCACTGCGCCAAATCGGATCACACAACCATCTGCTACACAACCACAAGCACAGCCACAGGTCTTGGGTATGCAAACTGGATCACCAAACTATGTCAACGCATTTCAACCAGGTGCGTACTCAACCGCAGGTATAGGTGGGTATCCTGGTCATCAGGGCGAGGACTATGCGTACGATCCTGGATCATCACAACGAGCAGTAACTAACCCAATGGGAGGTATCCCTTTTGGCGGATTCCAAAGTGGAGGATATGGTAACTATTTAGGAGTAATCGGAGCAAACCCGCAAGAGGCTGCTCAGATGTCCCCTGAAGAGCGACAAGCGATCATGAATGAGGTAAACGCAAAGATGCCAACAGCTTCAGGACTTAGAGACATGAATATACGGGGAAAGAACGTAGCAATACTCGGTCATCTCGCAAATCCTACATATAACCAACCTGATTATCTTGCAACAGGATCTGCTCAACTACAAATGGGGAGCACCGGAAATAGTAGTGGACTTCACACCCACGTAGAAATGATGGGTCCGTCTGGTGATCTACAGAGTTATGCAGATTTGCTCAAAAAATATGGCGGTAAGTCCGTACCAAAGAAAAGTGGTCCAACAGGAGGAGGAGCAAATGCTCAGTTTGCGGGACTTTTATCACAAGCGAGCAATGCATTCAACTCTATAGCGCGACCAATACAATCAGTTTCAAATACCGCAGCATATAGGCCATTAGTTGCCCCTCCAACGCCAAAACCAACACCAACTCCTTCAGCTCCGCGTGTATCCAATGTGGTGTCGGCTCCCAAGGTAAGCCCTATCTATTCTGCTCCTCAGGTATCCGCTACATATTCTGGATCGTCTGCTCCACGCTCAACACCAACTCCAACACCTGCACCATCATACAACTCGTACTCATCTAAACCTGTTACGTACTCATCGGGTCCCATGATGTCTACCCCTGCACCACGCAGCGTGCAACCAATGATGTCTACATATAAAGCGCCTGTGAGCTACTCACGACCAGCACCACAACAGACATTTTTCCAAAGCGCCATAAAAACCATTAGCAATCTTTTTAGATAACTATGACGATCTATTATCCAACCACCAAAAACTTTGTACAAAAAACACTTGACGCACAACTTCTGACAGGAGCCACTGCTTCAATGACGCTTAACAACGTCACAGGAATACAGAATAAACCTGGTGTTTGTATCATAGATCGAGTAGACAATAATGGAACTGAAACGGTAAGTAAGCGAGAGGTAGTCATTTTTACTGGTGTATCTGGTAGCACACTCACTGGTCTCACTCGCAATGCAGACTCATCCGGAACAGATCAGGATCATGCGGTTGGAGCGATTGTTGAGTTTTCTGCTGATACGCTATGGGCCCAGGGAGTAATTGATTCGCTACTTCACCCCACACCTGAACTTATCACCACCGCAGGTGGAACCACAACCTACACCCTCACCCCCTCCCCCGCCATCAC